TTTTGACTACCATCAACAGTTTTCATCTATGCTTTCGAATTCTGAAGGCAATTTTGAAAGACAGCAATATCCTGTTGAATCATATTTTGTTCAAGTTACAGATGACCCTGAACTTGATCCCAATGCTTCTTCACTCATTTTAAATACTCCTTTCACTGAGTTTAGTACATTCTCTGTTAAAACCGATCCTAATGAGTCACCCGTTCTGTTGAAGAAGGCAATCATTGACCTTAATGGTGAACCTTCTTTTAAAACTACTCAGGTTTTGAAACTTCCTTCTCAGAACAAAATTCGTCGCCGCAATCGTAAGGTTGTTTTGCGACACAACCCAAAAGCCGTCAACGATGAAGATGTTGACAAAATTCTTCGAATCCTTGAACAAGAGGGACTTGCTTGCCCCCTTGAGTCGTTTCAGAAAGAAGATACTCGATCCGTCGAAAAACGTAAACACACTAATAGTAAAAAGCACGACCGTTTGCGCGATCTCGAGTTGCATTTCGATAGAATTAAACCGAAAATCCCTGATTTTCCGTTTGTTGATGACTTTAAGTTGTCAGTTGCTTCTCTTCACGGTTATTTTCAAAGCCGCGACTATTTTCGATTTTCCATTGCAGATGGAACGGAAACTGTTGTGTTTTTGGAAATTACCAACTGGCTTTACGATATGGGACTTCGTGATTACCATTGTCTTATAAGATTGGTTAAAAACCATCAAATTCCTCGTCCCGCGAGAGGAAAGATGAATCAACAGCGCAAAATCGTTCTCAATGCATTGTTGTTTCATACTGATCTTCGAAAGTATCCACTTTTTAAGATAATTAAACGAGTTGTTGCTGGTTCTAAAGAGGTTGGACAGTCTTTTTCAATGTCTGACTTCACTGGTTATGTTACTGGTTTTTTTACTTCTCTCAAAGCTAAAATGGATGCTGCCGTCCAAAGTGCAGGATCTAGTTTAGCTGCTGGTTTTTGGACTCAAACTGCAAGTGACTTTCGCGCATTTATGCGCCAAGCTATTTCAGACCTTAAAACATACATTTCAACGATTATTCCTGTTCGTTTCATGATGCTTCTTGGTGTCATTGCAGTCACTTTGATTGCAGTTATGATTTATCGTTTTTTTGGCAAGTCCTCTTTTGAAACTGTTGTTTCAGTTTCAGAAAATGCCATTGAAGAATCAATCATTTCAGAAGTTGGCCAGTCTTTTGGTTTTACTTCATTCAATTTTCCTACTTTGAGGTCCATTGGTCAATGGTCTCGTGACTTGGAATCAATTAACAAATTCGTTCGCTCCATTTGGACGTATGTTAAATTGGTTTTAGACTCGGTTTGGAATTGGGCATTTGGCCATCCATTTACTGATGAAGGAAAATTAAAT